AGAGAAAGTAGACTACTACAACAACTACAACAACTACAACAACTACTACAACAACTACTACAACTACTACAACAACTACTACTACAACTACAACTACTACAACTACAACTACTACAACAACTACGACTACAACTACATTGCCAAATCGCTATTTGAGCCAAATACCAATTATCGCACAGAGCTAATCAATGCTTATGTGCATCAAATGCGACAACTTCGATTCGATATTAATAATAAGAAACTTTTAGTCTGGACAAAATCACAATTACCAACTAATTAACTATATGAAACACCGTAAATTCCTACACTCACTATTTCGTAACCGGCCCCAACATATCCCTACTCAACACACTTGGCGACAGCTCGTTCGAGCCGCTCTAACTCCACCGCAGAATGGACATTATGAGGGGCCGGTAAATCCACAAGTGCAATCCAAGAAAGACTAACTATTATGAGATACAGAGCAATTGAAAATTTCACTGCCTCCAATGGAGAACAAATCAAGGAAGGAACATTCATCTATACATGCGATAAACCATCTTATGGTTGTATATCCCATGAAGGGATTGCAATGACGCATGATATAAATGGTAATTATCCATTCTTTGAAGTTCCTGCAAATAAAGTAACTAGAGATCAATAATATGAAACACATTAAACATTCAGATCGTAAATCATACCGCTCTTGGGGCAAAGGAATCACACCACCTATACCCACTCCAGCAACTATTGCTGCAACCGCGGCCTCAACTCGCACATCACCTAGCGGGCACTCGATTACACCTGTGCCAGTTAATCCGCAACGCGTATTCAATCGCATGTTGCCGCGCAGCGTGAATCGTTCTAAATATGGAATCAAAGTTGGTTCTAAGGGTAGAATCATTCCTACAGTAAAAGCTTAACCATTCACCGGGCCATTAATTCAACGGTTAGAATAGGTGCAAAGCATATATTCTTTAAGAGTAATAATGCGAGTGGCATGAATATTGCTATCAGAGCATTATAAAATTAAAATCATTGTTTCCATTTGACAGTTATGATTGTTACATAATTTTCAATAAAAAAGAACAAAGAAAATATGTGCATTTAGTTCCAAAGTTGCACATTCAAGGACTTAAAAGAAGAACGATAACTTTGGCAAAGTGGCTTTTGTCTATAAAATACAAAAGGATACTAAAACCTGAGGAACAGACACATCACAAAAACGATAACAAACAAGATAATAGAATTTTTAATCTTGAAATCTTGCCAGAAATAGATCACCACAAAAAACATGCAACAGGTCAAATGTATCTTGAACTTGTGTGTCCTCAGTGTAAAAATAAATTTACAGTTTTGAGGCGTAATACACATTTTGTCACGAAAACTAGACCTGTTACATGTTGTAGTTATTTGTGTTCTAGTAAATTAATGAAGGTAACAACTAAAGACCAAAGATTGTTACTTCAAAAAGACCAACATATAATTCGTCAATTTTTAGCTCCTGTAGCTCAATCGGTTAGAGCAAGCTCTTTATAAGGGTTAGGTTATTGGTTCAAATCCAATCAGGAGTACCAACACTCTACCTAGGTTCGACTCCTAGATGGCCCACTTTATCTTCTAACTTTATGCCCACTCCAAATCTACCCACTACCGTTAACGGCCTACGTCAACATTGCGCTTGTGGTCAACCCGCAACATTTAGGCATGCCGGTAGTCCATGTTGCGAGTCATGCTATCTCATCGAGACTCGCATGAATCATACGCTAGTAGCACGTACTCAGGATGTTCGTCAGACTCCTACTCCTGGTAGAAACTATTGTGACCGGATATACACTTTTAATGGCGGTTTAGATGGTAAAGTAATAACAAGAGCACCAAAAGTATGAAAAAAGAAGAAGCAAAACTAGCAGCGGAAGTAATGCTCGCATATGCGAGGGGAGAAGAAGTTCAAGTAAAATATAAGGAAGGCAATGATACTTGGGATTCAACATCTGAACCATGTTGGAATTTCTCTACTTATGTTTATCGCATCAAACCCACTCCCAAACCTCCTACATATCGCCCGTGGAAACCTGAAGAAGTTCCAATGCCTTGTGTATTAAGGCACAAACAACATCCTAACGACAGAAAAATTATTCTAAGTATTGCACCTCCTGGTATTCAAGTAACAGGAGCTTTTGAATTTTATATTCTTTCGTTTAAAGATTTATTTGAACAATGTGAGTATTCTCTCGACAACGGCAAAACTTGGCAACCTTGTGGAGTACTAGAGGCCGATGAAAATTAAACGTATTTGCAATGATTGCCCTTGTCTAAATCACGACTATGAAAATGGTAGTGATTGTAATCTAAACTTTAATATTCGATTAGAGTGGGTACGAAAATCCGATATGCCTGTACCCACAGAAAGTGTAGACGAGAAAACCGCCTGGAAAGACTCAGCACACAATGCAAATATTAATCACACTATGGTATATGCATCAGACGATTGTGACTTGGATATGATTCTCCTAAAAGATGGAACAACCTTTCAAGATAGAGGCAACAAACGAATAGAGAAACTAAAAACTAAATAATCTTCTACTATGCAACCGGCCCCACAAAATACCCTCAGCCGAGTGCTCACTCTGCATCCACTCGAACTCTACCTTGTCTGTACACCTACAGAGTTTGATATACATTCTACTTTATGCATATCGGAGTATGTGCATTGTATTCCCGGTAAACGAGTTAGGAGACTGCATAAAACGTGGCGCAACGATATCATCACCCATGCAGACGAGTGGGAAATGGAAGTAATGGAAGGGCAAGTCAAAATGTACAATACCCTATATGGTAATGTATTGAACAATTGGTTAGTAGTGAAGCTGGGATTTGCAGTAGGAATACAACTGAAAGTTTGGGAAAACTAAACATAAAGAAAGGTAACAAGATATGAGACCAAAATATAAAGGACCACTGAGGTTTCCGATAAGATTCAAAGAGGATATAACCGCAGTTCATGTGTTCTATTCTATAAATGGTGCTAGGATTAGATATGGAAATAAGGAAAGAAAGTATGATCATTATACACTACCAGAAGGATTTGATAATCTAAATTGTGAATGGTTTCTCAAATCAACAGCCTTTCCTGTAATCACCAAACGCGAAGCAAGAAAAATCAACCCAAAATGTCCATGAAAACAGCAGAAGAATGGAATAAACAACTTAGATATACATCTGGTAACCCAGCTAGTATAGATAATATTAAACAAATCCAACTAGATGCTTACAAATCTGGACTAGACCATGCCATATCAGTATTAAGAGCACATGGAGAAGTTCACAATACAAGTATGTATGATTTGATTGCCCCTCTTGAAAATCTCAATAAAACAACCACAATAGAGACAATGGGATATCTATGAAAACCACACCACAATCAATGAAAGAAGAGTTTGAGAAGCTCTTTGTAAATCATAACTCCTCAACAGGAGTTGATATAAATCTTAGTAATGAACAGCTCTGGCTACTCACTAAGTTCGCCAAGTACGTCCGCCTACGCGCCCGCAACAATACCGCATTCAATAACCTTATGAATCAGGTATTTCCATACGCGCGGTTTGAGCAAGTAACTAAGACTAGAGTGGATGGTACTGGGGCTTATCCGGGCCTCAAGATTACCATAAAGGCAACGGGGGTCGGAATACCTAGGAGAAGAGGAGGCGGAATGAAACATCCTAAAGTACCTATTGGATATAGAAGACTAAGAGTTGGCGAGTATATACATGATGGAGATAGGTGTGCTTATAAATTTTATGAGGACCAATCAGTATTGATAACTACTTGTGTTAGAACAACCGATAGAATTAAAGTAGAACCAAAAGATGATAACTTTTACTACCGGCCTCTCAAATCTAAGATAACTACCGCCCTTAGTAAATAACCATACCGACTACCTTCTACTTTCGTTGGCATAGGACTTGCTATGTACGCTCTATATGGTAAGTAACAGTTGGCACACTAACTGCCCAACTCTAAAGCCATCACTTTGTAAGTTGCACTTAAAACAGGGTTCAATGGTCAGTAGCAACTTACATACGACAACATAACTTAGCACCATAGAACCACAAACCTAGTATAACATATGAGTACACTGACAGCACAATCCCACTCGAATAACAATGTCGAAGTGGTCTACAATCCTGATACCGTCAAGAAGGGTGTCAATAATGGTAATCCCATTCTGCGTCCAGACCTAAAGCCACTGAGCTTTAGTGCGAGTGGTAGCCTTGTGGATTACATTGGCGGCGCAGATAAGGTCAAGAAGTTGCTTGAGCGTTACATTAATCAGAACGCGGCGAGTGCTAGCAATGAGAGTTTGGACGAGAAATCCGGTACGATCAATCTGGACAACTGGAAAACACTGATCTCTGGTGCTTCTATTGCTGGTGAGACACTCGATGAGTTGCGTGAACGCCTGAGTGACGTACAAGACGAGCAATCGAGTCTGGCGGAACGCTATGTCGAACTCGACAAGGGTACGCCTGAGTGGACTGAGATTCGTGAGCGAATGCTCGCGCTTAAGGAAGAGAAGGCCGGACTTGCGAAGAGTATCGCAGATAAGGAAGAGATTGGCCGTAAGCGTGTCGCTGCACGTCAGGCTAACAAGGCCGCTCAAGAACAGGGTCAGCAAGTGGCCACTGAAGCGGCGGTAGCGTAAGGTAATAGTGTCCGCTGGTAGACCGGGTTAAATAGTCTACCATGTAATGACTGTAAGGTCAGCGCCGGTACGGCGCAAGGCGTAGCTTCGCTTCGGAGAATATATGAATAATACAAAAGTAAATAGTGCAGTGATAGAGGTTCTAACCGCGAACCAAAATATGGTAAGACCCAATAAGTATTTCGTTGGATATTATCTCACACCTGATGGCAATATTATTGCATACGATTGCCGAGAACCACAGAAACTAATTAGTTCTATCATAGATAAACATCCAGACTACGAATTTCTCAAACTAGAATCTATTGGTAATGAACAACAAGCACGAGAAATTTGCGAGATGTTTAGGATAGTTAGAACGGCAAGATTGACACTACTTAAAGATGCTGAGAGATATAAAGTAGTCGTAGAATATTTCGATAATAGAGATTTGAAGATAGCTTAAAACTTTATGAGCGCGTGGCGGAATAAGACGCAACGGGTTATGGTTTAAGGTCGGTGATACAGGAAAACTTGCTCTGATGTTTGCAACATTAGCTAACTGTTAATTCCGTAAAGACCTTAAGTGCAGACTGAAATTGTTTGCCGCGCTCACTATTTTGATGGCAATTAGCAAACCATGATAACAAGCATATTATTTAGCGCATGGACTGTTGCAACAGATGTGCTGCTTGTCTTTGCCATCATTTAGAATATGCCTCGCAAGCAGAACAGGGCGAATGAACTACAAACCTGTATAAATAAGTGTTAGTCTCTGGTGCTACAGCAGAGCGAACTGTAGCTTCTCTCCTTACCCATATCCTTGACCGCCGGTTCCCTTGTGGCATGAAAATTGCTATTGGGTATTTCTCATACGACCATTAAACACAGGCACCACTATGATTATACATATCGAACTATCTGAGTCTGATATAAAAGAACTCATTCGAGAAAAGCTCTGCAAGGATACCGGACTTGCAGATATATCTCTGAAGAATGTAAAGATCGAGGTCAAATCTAAGCAGAACTATCGTAGTGAATGGGAAGAAGCTGCATTTCGTGGTATATTTAATCTGAATACCGATATTCCAAGTATCTCCTAACCGCCCACACTCTTTATGGATACCACCACACAGCCCACAATTACCTTACCTCTACGCGACTACCTAGATGTACTCTTCACCTACAAATCCAACCGCGACCACATCTTATGTCGAGTAGCGACCCTCTCGCGCGAGCAAGCAGAGGCTATCCGACAACTGGATTTAGAGGAGCGGTTCTGCCATGTGGAATACCATGAAGATACGCCCGCGGTAGGTCAAGTGTGGCCTATAGATGATTGGCGCTCCCATTACATACGCAGGGAACAACTTAAAGCAGTAAGTGAACGTAGTCGCAAGAATAAAGAGCTGCTGGAAGAAGCCAAAATGAGAATGGTAAAGACGATATGCGATGACGAAGAGATCGGAGTAATGTTCGATATAGAACGAGCTACAGAATATGTTGGTAGGATAGTGAGAGAGAAGAAGTTTGCAGTGGCTAAGAAGTTTGGTTGCCCTAACTTGGAGGAACTATTACAATGAAAATATCTGAGTTGCATAAGACATGGAATAGTGGCGGTCCAACATATCTAACAGATAATGAACTGTGTATTTTGATAAATGAGTTAGTAAAGATGAGGGAATATTTTAGAGATATGGGAGAGAAGATTATTACCTATTATCTAATACAAGAGATACACTCAATGCAACATTCTGCTATGTGTAGAAATATCCCTGAAAGGAATTATCTACAATGAGCAAACCCACACCTAAAGAAACCCTCTTACGTCAACTCTCTCGACAAGAGCGCACAACCATAACCGACTTCGCTTCGTTTGGACGCATCAAAAACTGGAACGATTTCAAGCGCGCTACTGGCATAACCGCGCCCGAAACTTTACTACAACGAGAACTCTCAGTCGATGCGATTCGAGAGGCGTTTGGAATACTTAAACAACAGATAGAGAAAGGGCAAGATGAAAATAAGCTGGCAGCTAATACTAATAGTAATCATGATCTTAGTATTAAACAATCGAGTCGAACACCTACAGAACCGAGTACTCAGTCTGGAGAGTCTAGTATTACCGACTCAAAAACCAAACACATTAATGACGAATTCTCAATTATCCCCTCTCTCCGACATAATCCAAAAGTCCAATACAATCACCAACAAGAACTAGCAGCGGCGTGGATAGTGAGAGGTTTCATGTCATGTGGGTATCCAGCCATCGGGTTTCCGTGGCCCGTTGGAACAGGTAAAACTTATGTATTCAGTGCAGTACTAGCCGAACTATATCGACGAGAGTTCAGACCTTTGATGGAAAGTGTTGCACTATATCCAGCCTGTGTAGTAACTCGTGCTTCTATAGTTGAACAAACGAAGCGAGTCTTGTCAGATGAGTTTGGTCTAGTGATTGGTAAGCAAGTGGATGTAACAAATATAGACCAATTACGCAGCAAATTTGGCGAGAATTTCCTCAAAGAAGAAATAGAAATCCGAGATGGTATTGAACATGTAGTATATAAATGGATCGAACCATTATCACCAGCTATTATTATACTTGACGAATCTCAATCTGTGAAGAATGTCGACTCAGCTCAATCTCAAATCATGCAAGCATACAACGAACTTAACGGAGAGGATCATCGAATACTATTCTCATCGGCGACTATGTTCACGAGAGTAGTGGAGTCTAAGTGCTTCGCAGTTAGTACACGATTGGAGTGGTAACGACTTTAACATACAAACTAAACACCACAAACTATGAATAGTATCACAATAAGAAAGAGTAAAAATCCAAAGAGAAGAACTTCATACAGTTTGTTCTTCTATTCACACCGTGATGGTTATATTGCGCCGCAGCTAATAGGCACATATACAACTGATAATGGAAGCTACGTAGAACTTGGTAGGACCATTGATAATTGGTTAACTCATAACAGTATTCCTGCCGATATGGAAACGAAGAATCTTAAGAGTGAGAATACCGGCCCTCAAACTAACCTTGAACTTGGAGGCACTGATTAACATGCTTCGACAGTTGACTAACAGAAACTTTGACCAGTTCGCTACTTTCGTGGCATCCCCTAGCGATCCCGTTGAGTATAACGAGGCCGCTATGAAACGACTAATGGAGTTCCTATCTCCATACATAGTCGATGTTAATCCACCACGACCCAAGTTCCATAGTAGGAACCACATCGAACTCATAGACTTCTCTACACCAGAAGAATACGCTGCGTATCAACGCGCCTATGAGAATTACCTCAAAGCGACCGCACTCCTTGAGGATAGAATTGGGGGCGGTGGTGGGCAATTCATGAAGCTAGTAGAGTTCCTCAAGTTTAGGCAAGCAGCAGAGCTGATAAGGGCACCATACTTAGCTCGAAGGGCAATGGAAACTCAGGTACGGGAGAACAAGTCGATCATCATAGCTTGTAACTTCAAGGAAACCATTAGCAAGATCGTTAAGATATTGGTACTCGATTACGGTGTCTCTCGTTATGAAATCTCTCTAGTGTGGGGAGGTAGTAATAATCAGCGTGCCAAGAAATCCAACAAGCGAGTAGCTGGTATGTCTGGTGAAGAACGGGCGCGACTAATCAAAGCATTCGACTCTCCCGAGGATAGGGAACTCTTGAAAGACCTTGGTATAGATTTGGATCAACCAATAGCAAGTGAGGAACCAGTAGTCGAGACTATAGTGGAACCGGCCCCACAAACTAACTATGACGCATTACGTCTCGGTACCCAAAACATCCGACAGCGGCAAGAGGAAATTGACCGCTTCCAGAATGACACTAGCAAGTTCTGTATCTTTACCTTCAAAGCAGGTGGAGTAGGCCTAAGCTTACACCAGAACAAGCCTGAGTACCGTCAACGAGAAGCTCTACTTGCACCTACATACAGCGCAATCGAGTTAGTGCAAGGGTTAGGTAGAGCAGCACGACTCACGAGTTGTTCAGATACTATCCAGACAATTGTATTCTACAAAGGTACAATCGAAGAGCACGTTGCACTTAAAGTGAGTAGCAAACTCAAATGCCTACGACAAGTAGTACGACAACGTGAGAGCTGGCAAGACGTAATCGTTAATAGTACTGGTGAATTACACCAGAAGTTAGTGAATCGAGTGGAAGTCGATAGTGATATTGAACAAGTAGATACAGAAGAAAGTGAGAGTGAAGATGAAGACAATTAAAGAATGGTTTGGATTGTGTAATCACAAGTGGAAAACCCTTAAGATGGAAGCTATAGATAAGATACGATTGAGTGACGGTGCAAGCAGATATGTTGGAGATATCTATACGATGCAATGTGAGAAGTGTGGTAAGGTAAAAGGATTTAAGATAATGATATGAACCGTAAGCAATCAATCATATCTCACTTGGCAGTCTTAGCCGTTGGTATATTCTCTACTACTGTTGTGCTTAGCTATAGTCACACCTGCCCTCCCCCGACTCGCATAACTCCGCTCCTTAAAGTTACCCATGTGATGAACGGACAAACTAAGTGGTGCATTGGCATCACGAATGACTATATGTTGACGGCCGGTGGAAGCAATTGGATACAGTTTGAATTCCTATATAACTATAAAACGAAATGAAACCTGAAGAACAACGGATAGCTATAGCGGAAGCGTGTGGGTGGTATGCCGATGATAGGCCGGGGTATTGGGGAAATGACCAACTCCAAAGAATCACAACAACTGAACAGCTTCCCGACTACCTAAACGACCTAAACGCAATGCATGAGGCGGAGAAGGTGCTAAATGAAGTTCAATGGTGTGATTACTGGTCTAATTTAGACGATGTTTGCAGATGTGAGAATACTTATCATGGAATTTGCAGGGCTACCTCCCCTCAACGTGCCGAAGCATTCCTTCGCACAATAGGTAAATGGAAAGACTAATTTAATATATGGAAACTAACACACCCCCCACCGAACTTACCACTCCCATAGGTTTCTCTTCCTCACCACTAGAGACCGAGAAACAGAAACTACTAGATCGTATAACCGAGCTTGAATCTGATGGATTCCCAGAGCAGGCTTCACAACTACGACAGAAGCACAAGGATATCCTCAATCCAACGATTCCATTCCCCGCTCAAGAACACTTGAGCAAGTTCATTACCACTGACCCTCACATGCTTAAGGTAAAGCATGATATTGGCTTGTTGTCTCGTCATTGGGTAATGGATACCGTACTTATCCAAGGTCCAACAGGTACAGGTAAAGAGATACTATCTCGTGCTCTACACGGCGACCGAAACGTAACTAAATTTGTAGCCATTAACTGCGCTGCAATGCCAGAGCATCTACTCGAATCTGAACTATTCGGCCACGTGAAAGGTGCATTCACCGGCGCGGTTATGGATAAGGAAGGGCTATTCAAAACCGCGGAGACATTGTTCCTAGATGAGATCGGAGAATTACCATACTCGATACAAGCTAAACTCTTACGGGTATTGCAGGAGAAAGTGATACGTCCCGTCGGTAGCAACTGTGACACAAGAGTAGATCGTTGTAGGGTGATTGCCGCGACTCTGAAGGATATGGATAACCTAGTGGCCGCGGGTAAGTTCCGAGAGGATTTGTATTGGCGCATTAATACATTCCATGTGAAGCTATCTGGGTTGGAAGACCGGCCCGAAGATATACCCCTAATCACTAACGACTACGCAACCCAAGTGGAAGTGAAAGAGAATGGTAAGATACCTGCACCCAATAAATGGGATAAGAGCTATAGGATAAAGGCTAGTCTATTGAAAGGTAACGTGCGTAGCATACAACAAATTGTCCGCAGGAGACATGTATTAGGAGAGATGCCAAATGAATAAAAATGTATTATGTGGTCTTTTATGGTTCTTATTTTATTTAATACTTATACTTTGTTGTTCTATATACAAAGATACTATTGGATTAATTCTTAGTAGTATAGGGTGTTTACTCAGTGGATTACATATAATCTATAACTACAAGGATACCCAATGAGCGACGAGAAATTGAAACACGTTTGCCAGATGACAACGAAAGAGTATCAGGAATTCTTACAACGAGATGATGAGATAGCCATACATGCAGAGCAAGTTGTGCTAACTCCACATAATATTTCAGCAAGAGAAATGTTAACTGAACTATTAGTGTCCAGAAGGAACACCCGCCACACACCCGCCCCGACAGTGAGCGTAGATAAAGACAAAATGATAGCCAATTTAGTAGATGCCCTAGAACATATCTACTCATGTGCTACCTGTGCCAATTCTCCACTAGACTGGCGTGACCAAGATCACCCTTGCCCATCAGCATCTCATAACTACGAAGTAATGCGCCAAGGTAGAGGCTATGTCGATAGCATTCCCGATAACCCCACGAAAGACTTGGCATAGGAATTGCTTAGGAAGAAGTCGTATTAACCATTAACATTCACTATTCTAAACTAATCTATGGCTATTCCAACTCCAACACCCACTCCTTCACCCGCAAAAGAAGTGCGTACTAAAGACAGTGCAATCGCCTATCTGCAAACCATAAGCGAGAGCATTAAAGGCTTCGAGGGTAAACCTCAGTACAATCCGTTCCTATATCGTAACATCAAAATCAATCCATTACTTGAACAACTGAAGGCAGAGAGTATTATTACCGTTAGTCCCGATGGTGTTCGTGTCGTGACTAAGGCTACCCCTGAGCAGATGACCTCGCTTATTGATTCTGCATTCACACTTACCGCTGCCGAAACCAACTTCCACTATCCAGTGGTAAACCGAGGGGGCACTAGCGGTGCGGATGCCTACGGGGCACTTGCTACTGCTGCGGGAAAGCCCTCTCTGGCGGGTGAGACTGTGCTGAAGCCAGTACAATAATTTAGCAGGTAGTAGACTACCAGTAATTGAACTACTGGAATACCCAAAGTTGGGGTCATATAAGTTTGTTAGTAATCTAAGTATTGAAACTAATTGACTACTCCAAAGACGAGTTGACTTACACTTTCAAGAGTAAAGTGATTTAATTTTACCTGATATTCTAATGCCCCTCCAACGCACCACTCCTAAGGACTCTCGTCCTTACTACAAAGAGGCCCACGCACTCAGCATTAAAGTCTATGCTGATGCAATGATAGAGTCGGGCCACCCTCAAAGAATATATGCATCCACACTAGGCGTATCTGTGCATACTCTTGAGAAGCATATCTCTCAAGCCGCTTGTTACCTAATGGATCACTTCGATACGCCCGAGAGAAAATATCTATTGTGGCGACGCAGTGTAAAAGTCACTAAACGTGAAGGTTGTGTCGTTCTTCAGTGGCGCACATTAGGAGGTGGTCGCTTTCGCGAGGTAGTAGATGCTACTCCACCGGGCTATACACCAGTGGATACTTTGAGAGCTGCAAGGATAGATGGTAGGAGAGTGGAGCCACCGGCCCCAGTAACTATGGATTGGCAGAAGCCATTCGACGAATTCATACTTGGAGAAGGTCGAGCAACACTTAAGATTGAGGAACTGGAATTGAGCAGTGAAGAACTGGGTTACATTAGTAGCAGCCTAGTAGGTATGACAGGATTTCGGTTAGTGAAACTAGATAAACATAATATCATAATAGAGAGGAACTAAATATATGGAATACACGTTTAAGGTTACAGTGAAGATTGATACAGACGAGGATGAACATGCTCCTTTAATCAGTGCAGTTAAGGATGAAATTGAAGTGGTTATTTCCGACTACTCAAACTATGAAATCTCATCAATCAATGTCGAACCTATTGAATAGAGATGACTCTCGACGCACTCATCCTAGGCACCATAGAAGGAGAGGAAACAGTTCTCTCCTATCTCGACTCTCTATCCAATGCTGCTCTTGAGGATTTGTTCCGCCCCATATTCAATGTAACTCGTCCCGAGAAATCCCTCGCATCTAAGCGGCCCACTAATCCAATAGATAACCGAGGCGTGCCGACAAGGATAAAGAGAGGGGCCGGCAGACGAAGTGCGACAGTAGAAGATAAGTTAGCGGGATTGTCGGCAGATAAGAAAGCATTGTTGGAAGGATTACTTTAATATGCCCATTACTACCCTAATGATCGACGCCTCTTCCTTGCGTCACTCGGCTTGCATCATGGCCTTCTACAATACAGTAGTCCGTGGTGCCCGCTCACCTGTGAACTCTTCCGATATCGAATTCGGTAGCGCATTCCATATAGGTAAGAAGGTATTCGCGGAAACCGGCGATGAAGATATGGCTATCGGGCGCGCTGTGAAATACTTCAACACGACACCCATGTATGTGAAGCCCAAGAAGACGTGGCTAGACGTAGGGTATCTTACCAGCACGATTCAATCTCACAACGCACAGTATGCAATAGACGAATATGAAATTGTACGTGACCCACATACAGGACAGCCTCTTGTTGAGCAACGATTCGCGTATCCCTATAAAGTATATCCCGACTACAATATCGAAGTTCTCCTATGCGGAACCATTGATGAAATCTGCCGTAATACAATCGCCGATTTCTATGCCATTAAAGATTACAAGACGACTTCTACTTGGGATAGATCAGGCTACCTCAACTCTTATGTACTCTCTTGCCAACTGATGTTCTACAAGTATGCACTAGAATCTTATGCAAGAATCTTTCCAGATAGTATTATTGGCAAAGTCGCCGGGCGACCAATCGGTGCCTTCATCGACGGGATATTCCTTTCAGCCACTAAAGGTTCAACCTTCGAGCGATCTAACGTCTTCTTCTATCCGGCGGATCAAATGGAAGAATTCGAGAAGGGTCTGGCGGCAGCGATTGAAAGGCTTGTGGAAGTAGTGGCAGGAAAGCAGGGATTGTTTAGGGAAGGTATGATGAACGGTAGTTGTGAGAAAGTATATGGCCCTTGCACTTACTTCAAAGTGTGTAGTGAACCGATGCAAGAGATGCGCGAAAGTGCGATAGCAAATGAGTTTATGTGTGTGCCATACAACCCACTTACACATGGGGCAGAGGAGAAAGTTTAACTATTACTTGAGTCCCCACTTCTACCATCATGAATGACCAACGACAACCACATAAGCCCTACCTTAACATGCTCATTATATCCTCATGTGAGGGGTATCTAACCGCGGCCCCATAATTGGGTTTAGTAGATGCGAAACAAAATCACAAGCCCTGTAGTGTTCTGGCCGTGTGGTAATGATAGAGACTGCAACTTGAGCATAGTTAGAAGGGCCGGTTGTCAAAGGACACACACATTTGTGATGGTAGAAATGGAGACTAAACATAACATATGAATTCAGCCCCCACATTTGAAGACCTCGCTAAACCACCATACTCAGGATTTGTACATCGTATTGCACATGAAGCAGATATCAAAGAAGTGGACGAATGCTTCCGCACACTTCCGTGGTGTTGCTATATCATATTGAGTTTACCGGAACGAAAAATCATTAGCAGAGAAGATTATGAAAAAGCCCTCATTGAGAATCTCAGCCAAACATCTACAGAAAGTAGTAAAGAAAGTACGACTAAAGAAGTCCCCAATCAAGTGGGAGTTAATGCTTCCTAATGCTTATGAGAATTATGTGGGGATGACGAAGTGGCAAGATAAAATTTACAAACGTAAAATAGAAGCATTTAATAAAGGATATAATTATGACTCCTAGTGAGATACGAGATATTGCAATCAAACGATTCAACGAAATGGCACCTACTAAATATAACAAGGGCCAACGCGAGCACGGTGGAATTCTCACTGATCGTGATGTATGGGCAGATATGGAACAAGAAGTAATTGATATGTGGTTCTATATCCAAGCCGCGAAAATTAAACTGAACAAGCACTAATCCTGAATATGAGCACCACACCTAGTCTATACTTACCCAACATACTTATTGCAGCCGATACTGGCTCCGGTAAGTCATCCGCGCTTGAGAAATTACCTCAAGATGAAACCACTCGAATCATTGAATCTGAAGGTAAAGCATTACCCTTCGCGCATCACTTCGATGTAAGATCAGTAAATACCATCGACGAATTTGATGCTGAATCTGACAAAGCCCATGCCGATTCTAAAGTTAAGATCATAGTGTACGATTCTATATCCAAACATTTGCACCGCATCTTACAGATGTGCAGAGCGACCATGAAAGGGTACGATATATGGAGCGGTTATGGCAAGTATGGATTCAAGCTATTCAAGCAGATGCATTCCACAAGTAAGATAATCATTGCTACTTCGTTAGTAGAAGTACGAGAATTCGATGATGTGAACGAGCAGGGTAATCCGATTAAGACCTACAAGAAAGTGGCCGCGACTTTTATGGGTAAGGAACTCGAATCGAAAATCGAACCTGAGTTCGCTTGTGTTCTACATATCGACTTGAAACGAACACCCAATGGTATTGAACACCAGTTCATCACTAAGCCTGACGGAGTTACCACATCCAAAACACCGCGGTCAATGTTTGTGGGTAAGAACAGGGTACCGAATGATATTAGTCTAGTATTGAACGAGTTGCGTGTGGCGAAGATGATTTCCTAATCTCAACAGAGACGAATAGCTGACGTAAACAGCATAGTAAACAACAAACATAAAAACATATGGCAGTACAAGACCTAACTCAAGTCCAACCGGACACCACCCAAGATGGAGAAGCCCAGTCACTTCCCCGCAATATGCAAATCAATCGTGACCGATATGATGTGCGTATTAAAACCTGTGGGTTCAAAGTCTCAGCCAAGGGCAATAAGATGCTCGAATTGGAGATTGAGATTTACAACCCAGACACCATCAAACATGCCGCCACTGGCTTACAATATTCTGTGGCCGGTATGTCTTGTCGTAAGTATGTGATGATGCAGACGAATAATGACCTGCTTGCACTAGCAGAGTTCATGAAGCGTCTCGGACTCACACCAGCTATTGATGCTGAGAATCCTGAAACCGAGCAGTTTGTCGGTAAGTGTTTCTCGGATATCATTAGCCCGGCTACTTACGAGAAGCGTAAGACACCCACCGCGGAACAGCTTCAAGCTGATCCTAAAGCTCAGGGCGATGTAATTGTTGACCCAGAGACAGGGAAGCCAGAAGTGAGTTACGGAATCCAGACTGGATTCGGTACGTCGGATGTGCGTAAAGCAACTAAGACTGCGAATGCGGGGTTCTAAAAGTATGATTGGAATTACAGACAATAAAAAAACATTAGGTGAAGAGCCTGTGTGTTGTCAAGCAACAAGAGAAATGACTCTTGTTGAACAGCTTGAACAACAGAAGTCAAATCTGATTGAGCATTTGGGACATATTGAAGAGGCTATTAAAGCCCTTAAACGTGATCCAAATTTAGAAAGTAAGTTCAATCTAATTCGTAGAGTTCGATAGATAAATAATAACTGCTGGCAGACCAGTCATAGTCTGCCAATTTAATTTATGAGTGACTTCATTTGTAATAAACATGAATGTGCAGAAACATTTACAGTAGAAATAGACGGTTCCACTCCTGTTAAATATTGCCCTTGTTGTGGTGATAGTGATATAAGTGAAACTTGTCCTATGTGTGGTAACAGCATTGATTCAGATACAAGAGTTTGTCCAGAATGTAGAGAAACAGTATAACTTATATGAAACCTAATTCACAACCCGGCCTCCATAAAGCACTTAAAGATCGTGCTCAACTTCAACAGCAACATGACTATCTAGTGAAATCTATCACTGAAGGATTGCTCGGTAAGCTATCATTGATCGGGGTTAATTCGCAAGGAGTTATCGCTCGCTCGTTTGTCACTGATGTTAAAGCTACTTATGTAGGTGCAGTTGCGGTGCGATTAAGTGATACTAATACCGACACTGGTATGTATTTCGACTTCCGTGGGTTGACAATATATCATACCTATGACGAAGTAGAAACTGCTAAACATGTGGCGGATAATGAGAAGCAAAATCAGGTAGTGACTCCAATGACTCAACCGGCCCAATAAATATACGTTGTGTTCCACCACACCCCCAAGTTAAATTACATAGGGCTATCCCTTATCGTATCTAACCCCTCCCGCTTCGACACAAATGAACTGCTCTCAGGCAACTCAGGTCAATGGTATTCACAAGAGGTATTCCGTAAAGCCGGAATTAACCGTTACCAAATTGACATACTTGACTGCGACGAGTTTAATCGGATTGGACGAACTCTATATCCGGGTACAAAAGTAGTGCTCTTACTTGGGGAAAGAGCACAAAGAGAAGTTGGAGGGGTTACTACAACATTAGGAGAGAATCGTGGCAGTCCTATAGTGAAGGGTGGAATTGTATATATTAGTAGCTATCCTTACCAAGACTGTTTCGACATAGTTGACCATGAATCAAGGCTCAATCCGGCCCTCAATGGTGAGATTAACGAGTATGGTAATTTTGAGGGCGCGGATAGCGACTCTGAAGATGATACCGAAGATGCCAAGTCCCGTCATGGTAAAACCAAGCGCGGCAATTACCGCTTCTGGTTGACTAAGGATACACAGAAAGCAGTACGCATACTACGAGAAGGATTGCGCCAGCATGTCGAACCAACCTATAACATATACCCCTCATCCACACAAGTAATTCACCAACTAGACTCACATGAAAACACCGATTTCTATTTGGATATTGAGACTGATAGTGATCTTAATATCACTTGCTTTGGCTTTTCATTTGGCGATGAGCCTACTGTTTTTGTTGTGCCTTTGCTCAGGTATGACTACAGTACTGCTTATAGCTGTAATGGAAATATACTCCGGTCCCTTTGCCGCGCCATGCAGAGGAATACGACAGTGGCACACAATGGCTCTGGATTTGACTTCTTTGTTCTTCCTTTCAAGTACGGTATTCCTTTTGGCAAAAGTTTGTACGATACTATGTGTGCGGCTCACCGCTGTCATTGTGAAGTAGAGAAATCACTGGGTCATGTTATCTCTCTATACACTGATCTACCCTATCACAAAGATGAGGGAGTATTTGAACCACAGAACTCTCAACAAGAACAAAGTCTATGGCAGTACAATGGCAAGGATGTTTTCGCTATGCGAGAAGTTAAGAAAGGAATCGAGAAGTATGCTCAATCTATTGCTGGTTTACCTGAGAGTATTCAACAAGCGAACGAAAGTATACGACCTTACCTTACTGTAACCCTGCAAGGTATTCGATACGATCCACAAGAGATTGTACGAACACTTAAAGAAAACGATAGGATAATGACCGCTCTGCTTAGGTTATCCAAGGCCGCGGTTGGCGATGCAATGCTTGAGGATATTCGCGGCGCGGGTAAGTCCAGTTTGTTGGGTAGCTCAGATCAATGTGTAAAATACTTCCATGATATTTGTGAATATCCAGTCATCTCTTATGGCAAGGAGAGGAAGAAAGGTAAGTATGCTGGTACACGTAGACCTAGCTTAGACGAGAAGAATTTCCTAAAGTTAGTAATGAAACTTACAGATAAAGGAATACGTAATCCGGTAGTAGACTTAGTGCTTGGGTATCGTGGGATTGCGAAGGAATCGAGCATGTTACAGTTCACTGCATGGCCCGGAATAAGGAGATTGAGATAATATGATAACCATAACACTCGATGATCTTGGGATGTTAATATTTACTACTGCATTCTTTTCATTAGTTGCAGGATTCGTAATTGGATTTCTATATCATAATCATAAGACCAGAGTATGACCATCCACATCCCCAACTATATTACGCGCGCATATATCACCGAAGCTAACCGCGCCCAAGGATTACTATTTCTTTATGGCGACACAGTAGGTCACGATGGCAACGGAGGACAAGCCTCTCAAGCAAGAGGTTGTGAAGGTGCTCATGTTATACCTGTAAAGTGGAGGAAGTGCTATAATGACGAGGATGCATTCTTCAGCGACTACAAGTATGACCTACAGGTTGCTCTTATCATGCGCGCACTATGTGAGTTACCGGAAGGCAAGCCGATAGTGGTATTTCCAAAAATCGGTTTGGGCATGAACAAGATGGATGTGAAAGCCCCCCGGACGTATAGAGCTTTGATTAGTATATTGAGAGGATTGCCGGATGTTATTAATAAGGACTCTCTTCCATGTTAGACCAACCCCGCACCTCTACCCATTACGTAATCACGGGTGCTAAGACCTATCGCCTAAGCTCGCGCAAGATACTCAAACAGTGGGGCGGCAACTTGCAGAATATCGAGAAGTCTAACCGTAAGCGTTTCCAACCCGATCACGGGAAGCTATTCGTGCAGGTCGATCAATCTGGTGCTGAAGCTTTAATAGTCTCGCATTGTATGCCCAAGACAAATAAGCTAAGACAGCTATTTGACAATGGCATCAAAATCCACAACTACCTTGGCGTAGTATTTACCGAGCATTGGCGGGCGCGGTTTCCTATGGTAGAGGATTTCATCAAGATACCGATTGCTGAGATTAGGAACCACCCTAAGTGGTCAGAGTTTGTAAAAGCGGTAGCGGATAGCGATGAAAATCCACCTGCAACAAGATACTATTACCACTATAAGCAGTCCGGTCATAGTTTCAATTATGGTTGCCAGCCTAATGCATTCATTGGCAATATCCTATTGAAGTCTAAAGGTAAGGTACAGTTGAGCCTCTCCCAAGGTATGCGATACTACGAAGGTTATCACGCACTCCTTCCAGAGATTCAGAATAACTACCATCGTTGGGTAGCTAGAACCTACGAGAAAGATGGTATATTGAGGAACTTGCAAGGTTTCCCGATTCATATCACATCTCGTGTATTCGAGCACAACTATAAAGAAATCTATGACAAGATTCCCCAAAGTACAGTAGGTACAATTACCAACATTGCATTTACACAGACGCAGAGACTAATAGAAGAGGAACGATTGGAAGGGTGGGATATCATTCAGAATAACCACGACTCATACTTGGGGCAGTTTCCTGAAGGAGAGGTAGAAACCGCGGCCAAGGTTATGTGTGACTTGATGGAGCAAGAAATGGTAAGCCCGTTTGGTGAAAAGTTCCGTATGAAAGCCAGCATTCAAATCGGAGGTAATTGGTGTCCCTTTCATCCTAAGAAGAATCCTAATGGTCTAGTAGAGGTTAAACTTTAATTGGCATAAAACTTGCTATAGAGATGAGTCCCTAAACGCATATAATCAGAGGCTTCCCCCGGCATGACCAACAAAGAACGCTACGATTTGGTACTTAGAGATTCCACCAGCCCACAATCATTCAAAGACTATGCCTATTACTTCCTGATATCCACTTGTTTACAACGTCGAGTATGGCTTGGAGGTTTCGATCCTAACGTGCCCGGACAACTATATCCAAACATCTATGTAATTCTCGTTGGTCCAGCAGGCTGTGGTAAGGGTAGAACTATCGGCCCGATTGCAGATATGCTTAAGTACTGGCGTATAGGTGACCTATTGACGGGTCAGATTATAGGTTACGACCCAGAAGTAGAACTCACCGAAGAGATAGAAGCGAAGCCGCTATTATACACAAGCGGCCCCCAAGATTTGAGTTACGAGCAGCTTCTTCGTAGGCAAGCCCAGAGCATCCGATATTGTGATTGGACACGTAGCAGAGGGAGTACTACTAAACCAGCAGGCACACCTAATAAGTACGGCAGTAGTCCAATGTATTTTCTATTGGAAGAACTTTCCAGTCTATTCCACAAGGACGCTCGCCGCGTTAGTAAGTACCTTCTAACTGCCTACGATTGTAACGACTTCGAAAGGGATATTATATCGCGCGGCAAGGACGTATTAAAGAAACCATGCTTGAGCTTTCTTGCAGGAACTACCCCACAAGACCTAGAAGATCAACTAGACGAATCAGTAATCGGAGATGGACTCGCTTCCCGTACGTGGTTCATCTATGAAATGGTAGAAGGCCAGCGCTTATGGGGTTATCGTCCACCAGATGCTAACCAGAAAGCTGCCAAGGCCGAACTCCTTCAACACATTAAGTCTCTTGCATTCGTTTATGGTAGGTGTCATTTCTCTCCTGAAGCCGATGCATACTTAAAGCATTGGTGGGAAGTTGAATCATTGGACAACCGGCCCAATAACTCACCCAAACTGGATACCTACTACAAACGCAAAATCATTCACGTCTCAAAATTAGCAATGATTTTGAACTTCTCAGAGCAAACTACTAATTATGAAATCTCGTTGGAGTGTGCTCAACGGGCGCTAGAGATACTCGCCCAAGCAGAACGTAAGATGCACTACGCATTGAACTTCAAGGGACGTAATCCAATAGCACCTGCTGCAAGTAAAGCTCTTGCATTCATGTTCGAGTATCGGAAACCTGTTACGCTTGAGTATATTCTAGCAGCGGATGGGGGCGGATTATACAATGATGTGAATGAGATGGAAGCGAAAGAAATGATGCGTCACTTAATGGCAAGCGAGAGAGTATATATGCCAAAACCGGGTTTCTACTTTCCTAGTAAATTGAAGGGTAGGGAGAACATTGTAATATTAGGGAATGGAAAAGGGAATACCACAACAAGTGATATCCCCGGTTCTGAGCTTAAAGCTTTGCCTTTAGATAAGAGCCTGCTCTAAGGCACCATAGAAGACTTCGCTTTATTGATATTCGATTGCAACACAAAATCCTCAATACGATTGACTGCTTCTTTTTCACCTTGAGTCTTTACCAAGTAATTATAATATGAAACAAACTCACTCGGATTATCCTTCAAAGAAGGGGCAGTTTGGTACGAATTTGCCTTTAAACCTTTTAGGAAACGTATCGCCTTCTCAGGTTCAGTCTTTGCTTTATCTTGAAATTTCTGCATCAATTCAGGCAATAACTCCACTGCCTCGCCAATATCACTTGTCTGTTTGTAGTTCTTCGATTCAGCATCCAAGTATTTATTGGACTGAGTGGGTTCGCCAGATGGACTACCTGTAAGCTCTCGATATACCCTAAGATCACGGAACTTATCAGAGCGTTCAACATCACCCTTAGAGATAGTATTATTTGCAATCATTCTCGCGGCCTGAATGTTATGGGTAAGAACGTCAAGTGCGTACATCTTAGTAGCATCCCACACATCTGTACCTTGTTGCAATGCCTCAGCATAGTCCGCGGTTTTCTTCTCCAAATCCATAACCGTAGTCGCCGCTGGAAACGATACCATATTCCTTGGGGTACGACCTTTAACGAATATGTCGGAGATAGTTTTAGCTGAATCGGATACAATACCAGCGTAGTTACCGAGTTGCATAAGAGTGACTAGTTCGGATACGACATTTTTAGTACTCGCCTCTGCAAGTGTCTCTTTAAGGTCTGCATCTTGTGACTTCCTACCAGTCAATACCTTATTCAATTCCTGAATAGCTTCACCAGTTAATACGCTACCGAGTAGGTATGTGAGCATCGGCAAACGATTACTACCATCCATGAATGGTTTATACACATCTTGATAGATCACATTAGACTTCTCGATGCCCCACTTCTGCAAGCTAAGGAATGGACTCAGGCTACCCTCCATTACTGCCGCCGGTAGTCCACGTCCACCATAAGAACCTTGAACACGATCAACCAGATTCTTAGCCATTTGGTTAAGAGCATGGTCTAGTTCTTCTCCTTTTAGTTCTCCTATCTTATCCACTTCTGTCAGTCTTCCAAACTTCTTCAACCACTCCACCGCTTTCACATCTCCACTGCTCGCAGCTAGTATATTATTACGAGCGAGTTCTTTACCTACAGAGAACGTGATATCTCTACCGAAGTTCTCAAGAGCTTCTCGACCTTGCCACTTGCGTAGAAGGGTAGCACCCTTATTTAGAGTTGCGGTTATACGGTCTGGTGCTTCCAGCAGGTCACCAATCTGGTAACGATCGAGATTAGGTTTCTTAGCAGCATAACGCAAGGCGTTCGCAGATTCATTTCGCACATTAGCTATTCCCTTAAGCGCGGCCCCAAAATCACCTAAGCGAGTCATGTATGGCAATGTATTCACAGGAATGCTCAATACATCCCTAACTCCAGTGGCTGGTCCAAGAATCGCCGAGGTCACCAATCGAGCAAATGCATTAACCTTAGGGTTGAATCCGCTCTGTGCTCCCAAATTCCTTAACACTACCTTCATTGAGTCGCGAATCTCTTTAGCTTGTGGTACAGAGTTATCGGCGGTATCAACACCTTCATCGAAAGCATTGGTATCTGGATTCTTCAACTTAAGTATCTTGCGTATCTCCGGTTTGCTCTCTATCTCTTGGTAGAATGCCAAATCCGCGGCCGCTCTCTTACCATATTTTGCGAGGTTCGCAATTACATTCTGTTCGCGCAGTGATTCAGGTAATCCTAGGCCCGCGGTTCTGCGGATAGCACCAAAGTCAATAGACCTATAGTTATTACGCTCACCTGATAGGGCATCAACATGAGCATTAACATCTTTAAGCGCAGTATCGAAGTCGATACCCTTATCGGTTACATCTTCAATATACTGTGCCCACTCACGCTTTCGGGCTTTAGCTTCTGGAGTGTTGGCTCGATTTACAAACAAGTCGAGCGCGGTATCGGACAATTGTGAGGGTATATAGTTCTGATTCTTACCAGCTTCGCGACCTTCGATTTTAATACCAAGTTCACGACGGATATCAGCGATATCTCCTAGATAAGATTTCAATGTATCGTAAATCGCTGCGCCATCCTTAATGCCACTCACATCTATTGAGCTATCATCCCTTGTTTTCCACTTCTCTAGCATCTTCTCTTCTACATACTTCACATTACTCTCGTCAAACTTCTTCAGATTGCTTACCAGTTCTTGTGCTCGTCCGATATATTGATCTTGTCGTGTCTCGAAGTTCTTGAATGACTCGGCAGCCGGTATGGATACTCTCGCGGCTTGATCGAACTGCGCTTCCGCGGGTTTGAAGAAACCTTTGCGAGTGGTGTCAATGGAGTCTATATCGGTGGGTTCTTGTTCCACTTCACTTAGTCGCTTACCTCCACTCTTCTGATATCCTTCCGGTGTATGGCCACCAAAATACTTATTCTTAGTATCTTCCAATGCTCGCCACACACCCTTAAACTCCGGCGACTCAAAATCCATGTTAGGATCTTTCATCATTTCCGAAATCTTCTGGTAGTGTTCGTTGTATAAACGAGTGCCTTCTTCGGTATTACGTCCAACATCCTCGGTGGGTTGTTGCTGAATGTCCTCTCGTCGCACATATCTATTCCTCGCCGGTTCCGTATCCTTAAAGCGTGCCTCTTCATTACCCTGTCGAATCTCTTCAAGAGATGGTTGTTTAGTGGGGCCGCCCTCAACTGCTTCTCGCATGTTTTGGAATGGAGTTCTATCTACTTCTCTCTGTTGATCTACAGGTTGTGCTATTGGGGTTCTAATCGCACCCACTTCCACACCCCTACTGGTTCGCCCATGAGTGAATCTATTACCAAGCCATCTGGCGAAGTCGTCAGTAGTTGCCTTCGGACTATTGAAGTTCGACCGATACCAACTTACCAAATCTTTCTTAACGCTACTATCCCTTTCCAACATTCGCTTAACATCCACATCTCCAGACCGCTGTGCAAGATATTCAAACTCAGGTGTAATACTACCATTACCCGGTTCCCTACCCTGAGCACGCTCGTTGCTTATCCACCTCTGCACCACTGGATCCTTTTCCATTGTGCTCTGGATATGGGCACGTTGTGCCGCCGGTAGTTCATCTGCTAGGATATGCGAGAATTCATGTGTAACCGTATCGGGTTGAGTTCCTGTAGCGCGTACTTTATTAGCACCCTCAGCATATCCATACACCTGCTTACCCTCAGGAGTAGTTATGGTTTGTCCGGGTTCGTAGGCAAAGTCAACTCCTTGATGTTGTCTAGCGCGTGCTTCATTGAGAGCAACCAGATTTTCACGAGTCCGTGGTTGTACTTGCTGTTCAGGTAGTTGTCCAATGCCTTCGACATTTCCCTTTGCAATTGCTTCTCGGTCACGTTTGAGTTGGTCTTTAGCGAGTTTGAGTTTCTGCTTACGGAGTTCGATGGATTCTTTTTGTGCTTTAAGTTCTTCATAAGACAGTACCTTATGTTCTTGTTCGAGATTAGCTTTCTCTTCTTCTACATCTGCATGATTCTGTTCTGGAGATTGATACCTATCGCGCGTGTTACCCTCTAGGCGACGCATCTCTAAATCCGCGGCCGACTCTTGTGCATTTGCAGTGGCATCTGCTTCCATATTACCAGTGTAATCTGGGTAAATCTCCTTACCAGTCTCAGTCGTGACTATAGGTTCTGGCCGCGCTTCTGGATGTGCAGCAAGCTGTCTTGCTTTCATCAAGTCTGGATTCGCCTGTAAAGCTTCTTCTACTCGTGCCTTTACATAATCTTCTGCCCGAGGATTCCTTTGTGATTCGATCAATGACCTAACCGGCCCCTCTGGATTAGGTGAAGTAGTGTCCTGTACATTACCATGCTCATCACCTGTGAACCTCGGTTTGACAAGTTCTCGATATGCTAACTCATCTGCCGGTATCATACCCTCATGTGCAGCCGCGGTTCCGGGCATGTATGGATGAACACCAACCATTTGTGCAATGGCAGTTGGGCGATGTAATGCAGCACCGCCCAAAGTATTCAACAAGAGTTTACCTACATCGAAAGGTTCCGGCGATGTAGTCTGATCGTAGATATCTTGCGCTGCACCTAGACCTGCACCGATACCTATATTTTGTCCGGCCGGTGAGGCAAGGACTTGACCTACAGAACCAACTACACCACGCCCTGCGCCAAATGCCTTAACCGCGTCCCTAACCATACTCGGACTAGGACGCATTCCTAATGCTTGTGCAGCAAGGTTACCGCTTATAGCAGCATAAGGATGCTCAGTATTAGCTTCAGCAGTCTGCTGTAGGAATTCCTTACCTACATCACTCTGATTGAGGATTGCTTCTTGTCCTTTGGCAGCGGTAATTGCTCCCAAGATTCCACCCATAATTGTAGCACCTCCATGTGCTATCTGTCCAAATGGTGGCGGAATAGCCTCAAGCGGAGCCGCGGTTACTGCCGATGTAGCAGCACCAGAAGCAAGGCCACCTAGCATCGGTACAATACCTGTAGCTACATTACGACCAAAAGTACCTGAAGCGGTGTGCTTCTGACTGCTACTGTCAGGGATAGGTTGTGATGGTACAGGTACTGGTGTGCTGCGTGGTACTACATCAAACGTCTCATCGGATATGTCAAATCTATCAGGATCATAACCTTGATTAACAAGTGCGCGACGTTTGACTTCTGGTGAAAGTGGTTCTAGGAGGGGCATACAGATTAATACATCGGAATTGCCGGAACTGGTTGTACTTTATTACGACGTTTCAATAGTTGCTGAAGAAGAGCAGGATTTTGTTGTATATCACGTTGAGTAGTCAGATCGAGTTGTGACATATCTTCTGCTGGTGCAGGTGTAGAACCGGCCCCCATAATACCATTAAGGAATGGTAAAGCCGCACCCCAATCAATGTCCTCAAACATATTAACTGAATTATCAGCAGTAGGAGTAGCCTTCACTTTAGATGGTGTAGCTTTAGGTGACGTAGTGGGCGCGGTAGTAGTTCCACTACCACCTTCCGCTACCTTAAGCATAGCATTTCGTTTAGCTTCTAATTCATCCTGATACCCACCACTTCTTGGTACAACACTTTGTACATCTTTAGTACCAGTTTGAATCTTAGTCTTACCGTCTGGTGATACAAAGTATTCTGGCATCAATTGGTGTGACACATCGCTACCCGGAAAATTATATAGTCTTCCTGGCTCATTTCCAGACATGCCAAAAGCACCCATAACTCTCTCGCCCGGAGCACTAGAGACTTTAGTCTTGGCAAAGTTCTCTGCTTGAGCAGCTTGATTCATTGCACGAGTATTAGCAGCTACATCACCTGCATAAGTAGGAGCTTGAGTGGCAGCAAGTTTAGCTGCTTCTTGATTACCACCTATAGCACTACGCACTACATCAAACTGATTGGCAGGTGATAATGAACTTAATCCATTTATGCTACGTATAGAATTATCGTGAGTAGCATTTCCAGTTAACCGCGCCTGATTTCCGCCCGCTTCAATACCTTCTATTTGACCTTGGTTTTGGAGTGCGGTTTGTGCCAAAGCATTCTGCTGTGCTTGAGTAGCAAGTTGTTGCTTCATAGCCATATCTGCCATAGCCATGTTATTCTGCATATTCAATTTAGTAGCTAGTTGTCCAGCTCCACCCTTATTAAATATCATATCCATCATCGGATTCGACGCTTGCGCAGGAGAGAAACTAGGAGGAGATGCAACTACTCCACGATCTTTATATATTCTACGAACTGCATTATTTGTATCTATTGATTGATCTTCATCAGACAAATCTGCACCAGAGGTTTTTATATCATTTTGTATTTTTGGCTCTGGATCAGTACCGGGACTAAATGTCCCGCCAGTTATACCACCCGCACCCATTAATCCACCTAAAATAGAGAGCAATCCTCCACCTCCACCTGAAGGCGCGGACATTACTGCATGAGATTTACGTGTTCTTACGGCCATAAAATTAAGAGTTAAATTGGTTTGCCATCTACTGTATGATGTGTTTGATAAGACTTACAAACTGCTAAAGCATATATTTCTTGGGCGGCTTCATATGCGGACTTTATCGAGCCGGTTTCTTCAAGGACAACTATTTCTGTAACCGCGGCTATAACATTATTATAACAGCACCTTACTATATCTGCATAAGTTTGTTGCCACTCCAAGTCAGAATTTTCCCACTTCACTGAGAGGAAGAATTGGTGCAGACAAGACTTTACCATCGAATACAATTTCGCCCTGTTAGTAACATAGAAGTCACTCGACAGTACTTCTACGAATTGGTTACAAACTCCACCAAAGAATGCGGCATCATTACGACGTTCTGGAATATCGACTAGATCGTCTATTCCGTGGCATAACCCACGAAAATCTTGTAACCACAAATACGCACCAGTATTCTTAGAATAATACTTTAGGAACGCTTCTTTAAGTTTCGACTCGGTATCCTCGGTTAGCATACACTAAGAGCGGTGCCAGCAGTTTCATTTACACGATCCAAAGCATCCCTAGCATTAGCTGTAAGGTCTTGGGTCTGTCTCTGGTTCTGCCCTGCTTCCCCTAACAAACCCTGACTCATACTTTGAACATTAGCTCCAAATCCACTACGTCCTGTGGAGTATTGTCCGGTAGCAGGATTAGCCCCGTAACTTGGCCTGCCTGTAGCGACCTGAAAAGCATCAGTACCCGATTTCATACTCGCTAAGTTTTGTGGCAATGCCTGTAAAGTATTAACTAATGTATTACGCTTCTTATCTAATGCACCTCCAAAGGTCATTGCATTACGTATAGCACTACTCGACGCAGGCACATCTGCAACTCCACCGACTCTATTAGTACGGTTCAAACCGCGCTCGACATTAGCCATTTCGGAGCCGGTCAACCTATTAGGGTCTTGACCATTTAGGAGATCTGTAAATTTATTAGCCCCAGTCTCTCTAAGATTGTAGTACTGGGGATCTATTTCTTTATTTAATGCTAAACCAGCACGAGCTAGATCTCCTCCAGAACCATTTACTACATTTAATTCATTTTGTGCAGTATTAAGTGCCTCTTGGCCCTGAATATCAGTGCCAATCTGAGAGAATCTAGGAAGAAAATACTTAGCAAGAGACTCATCTAAAGCTAGATTTTGCGGGTCTATATTAGATCTACTATTAAAAAGAGACTGCTCATAAGGGCCAATCGCCCCCGCAGTACTTTCAGCTAATCTAGGTAGCCACTTTGCTAATGACTGAACTTGTTTGCCAGTCCCTTCAGGTAAAATTGTATCGCCCACTTTAGTTCAATGCTCCTCTCTCTGATTGTTGTGGAAAATTAACACAAGCAAATTCTCCGAAATACTTACGTGCTGCTTCATCATATGCACGACCAGCCTCTTCTTCAGTATAGAAATAGCCAAGAGAAATTTCCTTATAGTTAACCATTATTCTTGCATGATATCGTTTTTGTCTTCCTTTAGAAGATTTTTTAGATACTCCCTTACATCTGCAAGTAACATGCTCAGAGACAGTCTTTGGGGTATTGAAATGATTTTGTTGTTTAGTACAAACTCTTAAGTTTTCTTTTGAGTTATTACAAGTATCTCCATCTTTATGATCTACCCATTCACCTTTTTGAGCTTTTGCAATAATTCTATGTAAAGACGGAGAATCTGCACCGCTCAAATGGAATGTCTTATGTTGCTTATTGAAAGTCAATAGCTGTGTAAAATAATGACTGTCATCTTCATCAAGAATAAGAGTCACTCCAAAGCTTGGATAATATTTAGAAACTTGATTCATAATTAAAATAGTTCAACTAACGGTTTCTGTTCACCAAATATTCCACCAAGCATTCCAAGACTATCTTGGCTTGGGCCTCTTACTGGTGCAACCCTTGGTTTGAATACGTTAGTCATAGCGAGTTTATTAGCTATATCGCCAATAGGCGCGCCATTATAATAACCACTTAGGCTATTAACGAAGTTGTTATTTACCGCATTACCTTGTCCAAATTGAGCAAGATATTTAGTAACGAAATCGTTAGTGCGACGAGCATCACTTGCTAATTGCTTACGTGCAGTAGCCGCTGTTCGTATCTTTCCCTCAGTACTACCGGGCATTCCAAAAGCTTCACCCATATTAAGTTCCTATTAGTTTTTTGAGAAATCGTTGTGTGTCGTAATGGATAAGTTTGCCTCGCCGGGTTGCCGTAAGTTGCCAGCCGTCTCTCTCATGCTGTCTGAGCAACCACGATGCGAACCGTTGCATACTACCTTTTGTAATACAAATGCACCCCACAATATGTAAACATTGAGTATCAGAATAGGCCACCGCAATACATACACCTGTAATACTGCCAAGGCAATCTGAATCGACAACAATAGTGCTAGCAACCATTGCATCAGATATAAGATCGTACAACTGATTTGGTGTTGCTTCTTTGAATGCATTCGAGTTCCGGCGATATCTGAGGATGAATGAGACGATATCATTTATATTGAGGTTCACAACCCTAATGTTGTCCTATTTTGCAAATAACTTGACTGTTGCTGTTTCATTGTATTTCCACTCATAGTCACCAATCCAACATCACTTGCAGCAACATAAGTCAAATTCGCCAATACATTCCATTGGAGCAATACTCCGACTTTATATCCGTCTTTAGCCCTTGAGAAATCGAATGCCAAGTTATTGACACTACGATTAGTATCGCTACCGAAAGGGATATCAATAGGGCCGCTTGGAGCAGTAAAGTCTTTAGTGATAGCTTTGGCAAGTATTGTATCAAGTTGTTTCTGATTATCTACAAATAGTGTAGCATTTGTAATGCCAGCGGTTTCGGCTTGCTCAAGGATTACCTTAATTGTACCCATGTCAAGTTCAGTCTTAGGATCAGAACTACAAAAATCACCTATATACAATGAGCACATCGCTACTTCTTCAGCCGCGCCCCACTCATATACCTTTCCAGCCGACGTAAGGAATAGTAACTTTCGCTCGCCGGTATCCGTAAGAACTTGAGCGAACTGTCTTATGCTACCATAGACATTATCGTAAATATCTATTCCATCCCAGCACTGACGAAGTTCATCATACCACACAATTGCTGGACCATAAACTGTATTCAACGAGAATAGACTATAATTATCAAATTGACCTGCACAAGTGATATGATTCGATTGATCGACACTATCGAATAGTCTCGATATGAGTAAAGAGAAGGGCGCGTTCTTGCCAGTGTTCTTTACTGTTAGAATAGCATTAAAGCTACGTATGGTTTTACCATCTATGAAGCATGTATCGCCATTAACGTCTCCGATGAAACTCTCATTATTCAATGGACCAGTATTTGCAATATACTTATGAGTGAAGAACGGTTCGTTATACTGAGTCTCAGAGAAGTCTGGAGAGGTAATCACAGAGTTCCTAGGACTACCCACATAGAAACTACCATCATCTGAGGCTATCCGGCCCAGACATGTTATGGTGTCGTAGAAGGGCCGCGTTGAGTTATTCTGAGCACCACCTGCATCTACCGATTCTAACTTATTACCTTCAGCATCAATAGAGATAACAAAGTCGAGTGGCCTACCAGATACACTTTGGAATACTTGCTTGCCATCTGTAATATAGAGTTTGCCATCTACGAATAGCATCTGCTTACCAATAGGGACATACTCTCTTCCATCGGCGCTATTCTGCCATTGGTCGAAATTCTTGGTTACTCTCGCGCTTCCGTTATTAAGTATAATCCAAGGCTGGCTGATACCATCCTGTACAACCGCGGCCACAGGTGAAGGTGCCGAAAGTTCATTCAGTAGGGTAACACTTGACGATGCTTCTTCATCTGGACTAACTCTCTTATAATTGATTGTACTTGCTGGCACCACCTCTAACCATAACTGTGGCGCGCCGGTGCTCATTTGAAAGTTAGCCACTTGATTGAAATTCTCTGAGCTATCAGTAGAATAATCTCTTACATAAGCTTGACCATTGGCAAATACTATAGCAAAATTACCGACACCATATAATCCCTGATAGTTATATCCCGCTGCCGTAGATGGCAAACCCGCGCCCAAAAGTTTAGGTTTGCGAATGGGCCGTATCTTACCATAGCGAGAGCGGCCGTTTATTAAAAGCGGGTATGCACCAGTAGGTAGTTTAGTACGATCAGTGAACATATCAAGACCTGCACTAAAAGAGTCTTGTACAAACACTGATTTAGATGGATCGGTCTTAGACATACCCTTTAATAGTTATACCCACCGCCGCTACCAACACCACTAGCATTTGGCCTATTATACCAATTATTGAATGGTTGCTGGGCATCGGTGAATCCGTTGCGACCAAATTGCATTTCCAATTGTTTACCTTCTTCAGTATCTATATTAATCTCATCTAGTAGTTCGTGTGCTTTGGATTGGTATGCTTTCGCACGTAATTCGTTACCTTGTTTCTGTGCTTCATAGTAAGCCATGAATTGAAAGAATATAGCACGATCAGCCTTAGCTCCACATGGAAACTCATCTTGTAGATTACGAAATGACACAAACCGCTGCTTGTATAATATGTCAACCGCGGTCAACAATTGGAAGTTTGAAGTGGCCGCTCCGAGCACATTCGCGTCTCGAAGCTCAATTATCATATACTTGGGCGCGGTTTCGGAATTAGGAATTACTGAGAGTTCATTATCATCTACATCGGTCACCGTGATATCACAATCATTTGGTGCAGTCTTTGATATAGATTGAACATCTAAGAAATTACCTAATGTGGATACACTCAAAGCACCCACAGCTATAGTTACTTTCTCTTGTGCTCGTGATGCAAGAGTAGTAGTGCCTGTGATATAGATATCTATTGGGGCCGGTTGCGCTTGCTCAATACTAAACGTGAGTACACTGGCATTAGATATCTCCCTTTTTAGGGGATAATCTTGTCTTGTTACCCTCATCGGCATCGCAAAGTAATTCGCTCCCCAACCACGACCTAGAGAATATCGCGGGCGCATATCCTCATAGGGAATTTTACCTCCTAATATGTTTGAATACCGCAAGCCGCGAAGTTGGAATACGTAATAAGGGAGCGAAACTTGGGAAACATTTTGTACGTCTGTATCAATATTGAAAGTCTGCTCTCTTAGGCATCCTTCAATATCATTAGATTCATACAATTCTTTACTAACATCATTAATCTTGTCTATAATCCAAGCACGCTCATTCTCATTAGAGACTGAGATACCAGTTTCAGTTGCGATATCTAGTAGGATTTTAGATAGAGGCATAATCGTTACGTGTATTAGAGTGAAGCATAAATCCAAACTTGCCAATTAGTTACATCAGCAATAGCACCAAAAGGACCACCAGCTTTAGGACGAATCATATAGCCAGTCCCTGTACCTCCAACATCTACGCTCGCATATACATTAGTTACGTCCGCAGATATTCCAAACGAAACAAAGTTCGTAGAATTAATACCTATAGAAGTAATACTAATAAGATCGTTGGCATTATAACCATTAAGAGCACCGCCGGATATGTTCTTCACATACCCAATCAATACTCGTGGGGTTGCCGCAAGCCCATGTGCAATAGATATAATACCATCGGCAGCAGGAAGAGTTCCCAGTGAGCCAAAGAATGGAGTAGTTTTAACCCAGCTAGTTCCATCAGACCTTATAGCATCTCCAGAAGTTCCGGGAGTAGCCAATTTGTTAAGTCCTATTGTATGAACTGGGAATAGTGAACTAGAAGAATCATCATTAGAAGCAGCTTCAATGACTCCCGTTAAGGGATTTGCTCGCAAGATATATCCAGCAGTCCCATTTACAAGTCGATCATAAGTTAAGCTATTAGCAGCTATTAATCCTGTGACACTAAGAGCTTTCCAGATAGCAGTTCCAACAGAGCTACTATAGGTTAATACCATTCCATCGGTTGCAGTAGAGATATCCAACTTATTTGGTTGAAGTGTAGCCGCACCAATTACCGTAGCTGCATTAACTACTTCCACATATTGTCCTGCTGCATCCAATCGCACTAGAAAGTTCGACTTCGTTGCGTCTGCACTGCCATCTTGCTTATATGCGATCTTGCTCGAACCGGCCCCATTAAGTATGGATACTGCATATGTGGCAATTTTGGCCGCGGTTATGGAGTTATCTGCAATAGCTAGTGTGGACCAATCGGCATAGGTATCTGAAGGGTAAGTTCCTTGGTAGATTTTAATCAATACATTATTCGCATCCTGTATATCGAGCCAAATATAACGTATAAACCGAGGGTTATTTGTTACATCAGGATGAGCACCGGCTGCACCTGACATAAAGATAACTTCTCCGATATTGGACAATGGAGCAATCTGGTTGACCATTGCCATTAGCTGCGCTTTACTCACACTAGTGAGGCCGCTTATATCGAAACCAGACTGAAAATCAAATTGAAGACTCATAAATATAGTTAGGAATAGGTTTGTTGGGTTGTAAATTCTAATGGGAAATTTGTCAAAGGTATAGGTTCAGCTAATGCGGTATCTATTGTTAAAGTAGCATTAGTTACTGGAGTCACATCCAAATTGCTACTAACAACTGATAAGATAGAAGTTCTGATATCGAACGCGACGGTATTATCTACTGTGCTATTTCCGTCAATATTCCATATCTCTACATAAGCATTATTGTCTTTGATTCTCTCTCCAGTATATATAGCAAAATTAGGGTTATATACAAACCCATCTAAGTCCCACAATTTATAACGTAATACATTCCCGTCATCATCTTGCCAACTAATTACAGGAACGAAATTAGCATCAACTGGAGCTTTTATCGGATATACAAAAGAGAAATCCACTCCTGCATCAAGAGAAAATCTTCCAGCTATAAAACTACCTCCATATCTAAACGGATAATCATCTGCATCATCAAATGCATTAGGTGCAGATATAATATCGCTACTATAGATATATCCATTTATAGAATCTACAAATGGATAAGCACTGAATTTAACATACCGAATTAGCCCAACATCTTGAACTCCAGATGTATCTCGTGGACTACGATAGCATCGTAAGATATCATCATCTGATCTTGCTACATTCCAAAACCGGATTTCGTCTATCCGACCGCGCCAAGATGTAAGGTTAGTCAGTGAGTATATTTGAGATTCACCAAACATCGCAAGTCCAGTGCTATCTAGCAATGTCGAAACATCGACCGCGGTTGAGGCAATCAACATCCCATTAGCATAGAACTTAATTATTGGTACTGAAGTATCGAATACTACCGCAATATGTGTCCATTCATCTACCGACAGGTAATATCCAGTATCCAACTGTGCGTAATCTCCTAAAGATACAGTGGCAAAGTTCACATATACTCTACCACTATAGGTAGTATAAATCCAAACTTGATTGAATGCAGGGTCACTAGATTGTATCGAAAGAATAGTCCTATAAGGAGTCCCGACTTCATCGCCAGCAAAATAGTCTGGTTTTACCCAACATTCAAACGTGAACACATCCTTCTGATTCGGCCAACCAGTCCCATCATTATCGGCAAACACTTGCTGCCCACTAGTGACAGTATGAATACAGCCTTTAGGTTCTCCACAATCTGCACTGAAAGTAGGTACTTCTATAACTCCACGAAGTTTACCTACTCTGCGAAGCGGACGAAGCGTTTGGAAGTATTGGTCCATATATATGTAGTATTAAACTGGAGGCGTAGTTTTAACGCCATCATCTACTTTATCGGAGTGTTGTTTGAAACTGCCATCAATATACACACGAACAACTAGCAAACCGGCCAGTAAACATTCGGCATTTAGAAGTAACCAATCTGAGTATTGCCAAGTGTTTTGAACTACAGTAGGTCCAACTTGCTTAATCGTACCTACGAATGGTGTAAGCCATGCAATGACAAAATACAATCCTCCACGAAGAAGGACTGGGCGCCACTTATTAAAACTATCTACTGTTTTCTCGACACTTGGCATATACTTATCTATTTATTTAGGCAACGACTGAATAATATCTTTCATAATTTCCAATGCCTTAATTGCATTCGTTCCGCTCGATTCAGTATTCAAACCAGATTGACCTACACTCTGAGATTTCGCCCCAAGACTCACTCGCTGTTTATCTATGGTATTCTTACCATCGAATAGGGTAGCAGATTTCACTGTAGTAGACTTCTCTTCAAATGCCACTACGCTTGGCTGCCCCGGCACTGTAACTACTACCGGATTTTTCTCGTTCATCGCTACCGTATTCCGTGCGCAACTGGTTAATATCAGAATAGCGAACGCGGCCATTGCTAGATTGCAAAGATACGTTTGTATTACTATCGGTTGCAATTTGATTTTCATCATAATATCCTCTTTTTGTATAGTACCGTTTAACTAATCCTTTTATTTCACCAATATCTTTCGTCATTTCTTTCTGTTCTTTGACGAGTTCTTTGACGTTTTCTTTAATCGAAGGGATGCCATAATAATTACTAAGCCCACTAACGACGCCACCACAGATGGTAATAATCCCAACACAAATTCCAGTGATACTTCCGACACGTTTAAGGTTAATCTTTATGTCCCCTTTATTATTATTCATAGCAAGATGTGTACCAATTAAAAATTCAATTTTTGCTTTCTATAAAACATCTTATTACTTTCATAAAAATAAATATCAACAATTCCAATAAGACTTGTATCCCTCCAAATAACTAAATCAATAGACTCTTCAAGGATTTCATCTGGATAAATATAAAAAGTGAAATGATTAGAATAGATTAAATAATTAGGTCTCCAATTTATAATTACCTCTTCTGATTGTATGGATTCTAAATTCTCAGTATTATAAGCAGTAACACAGAAATAGTAATTAATAAAAGGTTCAATACCAATCGGGATATAATTAGTGTTACTTAATATATCTTCATTATAATTATAATCCCTACTACTAAGACCTCTATAAATTTTATATCCAGCTAGATCATATTCTGTATTACTATCCCAGCTTATAGAAGCTGATATAATATTAAATACAAAAATAAAAAATATAAATTTCACGGAATACAATTAAGCCTTCCAACATTAAGATTAATAGCACTTGTAGTTCTTAAGCCATTAGTATAAGACAAGTTAAAAATCACATTTGCTGCAATTACTTGATAACCTAAAGTTGTTGGATGAATTGTATCCGAAGATATATATGTATAGTCTGGAGGATTATACGGTAGTAAAGAAGCATTATCTTGGACTTTCCAAACCAACCTACGATTTGCTAATAAATAACTATTTATCAAAGCTCTCCAGACTGGATAATTATAGCTACTCGCACTATCATTTCCTTGCTCCGTAATCGTGAACGCATAAACGCATACATTAGAAGACCCAACTTGAACTACATGATTACTCCAAGCTGCACACCACGCAAGAGCATCATTAGTAACCCCAGTTCCGGTATAATACTCAGGTAAATCTAATGCGCTATGAGATTGATTATGATTAACTCCGGCCATTAGAAAATAAATCTTTGGCCCGGGATATATATTATTTGCTAAGTTCGATTGCACTAATGGCCATTGATTGCTGATTACCATTCCTAAACTATAACCATTTTGAGCGTAGTTATATTGCCAAGCAAATTGTAAATTAGGCTGTGCTATTACATATTGAGGCCATGAAATTCCTGTATAATTAGTTACAGGACCAGCCGAGAAAGAATCACCAACAATAATAGCTAGGTTTGTATTATAGGATTCTACAGCATTTAATTGTAGAATTAAAGTAAGTAAAATTAAAATCTTATTGACCATAAATGCGGATAATAGGATTTCTTCCCGTCGTTGTGGGCGCTCCATTTTGGCATACAGAACCAAGCCAGTTTTCAAAAGAACCTATAAGTGTGCCACCGGAAGTAGCAAATTCAATAGTAACGAAATTGGAGCCGTCATCGCCGCCATCTTGCCTAACAATTTGAATGTCGTAATGAGTAGTAGTATTAACGGCCAAAGGAGTTGAGAAGGTAAAATCATTAGTTCCAGAGCTTAACCCAGTTACAGTATCAGAAGTAGCTAAAAGTGTATTTCCAAGATTACAACTAGCACCATTAGTATTATAAATCTTGATTACATAATTAATAGCACTAACATTACCAACTACTGTTTGTACAACCATTCCTATTTTGCATATTGAATAATTCGCAGTTGGAAGAAACTCTCTAAATCCTACGCTATGATTACTAGCGTCACCAATAGCACTAGCATTTCCTGTAGTTACATAATTTGTATCTTTTAAAACACAACTACCACCGCTTCCACTAACATTCTTATGCTCTGCAAGTAAACTAAAATTAGCTTGTCCAGCACATACTAAGCAACCAAAAAATAATATAATAAAAATTTTCATTATTTTGTTACTTCAGCCCAAACATAAATATTACTACTTGTTGCAGTCTTTCTTCGCTGGTCCCAACATAAAATAAGATCTTGACTAGCAGTCGTAATAAACTGAGTTCCATTAATAGTAGAGTTTGTAGATAAAAACTTTATTGTTTTATCACAAAATAAACTAATAGTTCTAGCAGATGAATCAGAGGTAAAATACATACGGCCAGAAAATCCAATAGCCGTGTTAGTTAGCAAAAGATTCACATTTCCAGAAGTATCATTAGTAACCGAAGCTAATGTATCTCTATTTAGAGAGAGAGTTAGCGAAGATGCGTGAGCATAATTAGTTACTACAGGTAAAGGATTAGTGACATTAAGAGTGCTCACATTAAAAGTATCGCTAGATATTGTGCCACTACTAATTAAATTATCTGTTACAATATACCCAATATTAGTTATTCCAGTAGTAAAACCAGAAAATGTTCCAGTGCCACCAGTGCCACCATTAGCAATCTTTACTAAACTTCCATCAGCAAGTTGACCAATAGTATTAACAGGAGAAGCATTAGAACTTATGCCTTGTGCTGTTATTGTTTCTGCAATTAAATCAACTCTATTACTTCCAATTTGCACTTCACCTTCATTTGCAGAGTCTCTTATAGATAGTTTAGCTGTTCCTGAACCTACAAGAGATAATAATACATCAGATATACTTATAATACCATAAGAAGATAAATTTGAAATCGCTGGATTATCTTTAATAGAGATTTTCCCATTAGAGATATTAAGTTGGTTAGCATTAACTGTAGTATTAGGAGTCCTAACAAGTTGTCCACCGGCAGTTTGACCTATACTATTAACTGGAGCATTATTAGAAGTTATATTAAATAGTTTAATTCCATCTCCAACTGTTAATGAAGATAATGTAGATAGATTAGTAAACACAATATCATCATTCGCTACATCATAAAGAACTTTTCCAGAACCTCCAGAAATTCCAATAGTTATTGTTCCACCAAGAATAGGATTAGTAATGGTAACACCATCTTTAATAGATACTTGTCCACCATTAGTAGAAATCTGTGTTGTATTTGGTACCAAAAGAACATTAGTCAGACTATCAATTACTAGTGGTCCAATAAAGTTATAGGCCCCAGTAAGGCTACCACTAATAACAACATTAGTACCACCAAGTCCAATAGGAGTAAAGTTCGGTTGCCCCGGATTACCCGGAACGAATATAGGTCCATAAATAGGAGCCGCGGCTTCAAGGTTAACCATACCGAGCGCAACTACTAATACTGATAAAATCTTAGAGATATTCATTAGGGTATTTAGTGGGGGCGGTATCTTTCTTTTCTGAAGTTAAAAGATACCAGAAACAATCTTCACCTGAACAACACAATCAACTTAGCACCACACCTAGTTTCTTGTGTAAATGAGCACCGTAGAGTTCGTCTGAGTAGTCAGAGTAATACCCTGTACGAAATTCAAATCCACTGGCCCCGTGCTAACATATCCAGCAGCGGCGGCAACTACTGACAACGCCAATGGAACATTATTACTACGAGCACCAATAGTAAAATTGGTATGGTATGCACCAGCCAAAGTCACATTAGTTTGAATCAAGTACTGTGTGGAAGTTGCATACACGAAGATCGCATTGGTTTGCAAGTTCGTGAATAGCAATCCGGGGATATTAGTCTGCATCGTATAAGCAGGAGTCGTATACGTGAGCTGATTACTTGAGGTATCATAGAAGTTGACAGTGTTCGCCGCTGTCGGAGAGATCACATCAATTTGATATACACCTTGTCGGCCAATAACTATTACGTTAGTGCCCGCGGTTGCAAAGTTAGAACTAATGATACCAGCATCGCAAGCGAAACTAGCACCGATCAATCCAATTGTAACGAGAAGTTTCTTAATCATATAAGTATTTATCCTTTGTGTTAATCATTCAAAATTAGGTCCCAGTCGTGCCTCCATTACCACGAACACGTTTGAATATAATAGGAACAATATAACGAGGCTGCACTGCTTGACAACCCAATGTGAGCCAGCTAATCAATTGCAGGTAACGACCATACTTGTTAGTCTGTTGTGTAAGCGTACCAGCTTCATCAATACATGTAATGAGCAGGTCTTTAGTCATCTGAATTTCACCATTCCAGATCATACGTCCAAAGCCTTCTGGCAATCCCTTACCGGCAAACGCGGCTGGAGGTGGCCCAACTTCAATGGTATTGTAACCCTTAGCACCAACGAGGAATGCAACCTCATAAGGAGCATTGCCAAGTTCAGTGTAGGTAGGATTAGGCACTGTTTCACCAAAGTTCGGCATCGCCGGATTCATTTCAATGGTATCAGGCTGAGGGAATGTACCATCTGCGGCAATACGAATAGGCTTATCTTCAAGCTTACAAGTAATACGTCCGAAGATATCACCAGTGAAACCCGCGGTCACAATGTTAAGGTCAATGGCGCGGTTAGCTTTGAGGTAAGGATCGAATGCGAACCTACTATAAGCTTCATCGCTTAGGACGAGACAATACTTACCAGTCAAGCCACCAGAACCTTTGGGCATATTGCTACCCATAAACACGGGCGCGCCAATGCTCGTGGACATGAATGGCAACAGGCGACTCAGTGTATCCATACTGAGATTGCCGGGATTACCTATCTCTGCGAGGCGCGCTTGAATCCATCCAGTAGTCTTGCCAGTCGTACCAGCATCATTACCGTCTTGTGAATATGGTGCGCTAACACCTTCACCTTGCAGATCGGTAGTGCGGTTCGGCAACCATACGTATGGGGCGCGGTGGAATACCTTACCACGAATAAAGATATCCGAGAAACGAGTAATCTTCTTCTGGATATCCTCACGTGTAGGCTCTACTGCACTACCCATGAAATCTTGGAAGTCAGGAAGGAATTGCAGAACTTGTGACTCGAACTGATGCCCGTAGATGATTTCATCCACGCTAACATCGCGCACTTGAAATGTATCAAGTTTAGGTGTTCCCTGAATAGGATTAGGGAATGCGAACTGGCGAAGGTTCGGGCTAGGCACCTTACGAACACCACGCATTGTGATACCCATATTCGGCTGCCAGCGAATACTACCAGTGAATTTAGACCAGATAGCGTATTCTTCGAGGTACTCGCATTGTGTTTTAGCGAGATAGAAGGGTAGCTTCTGGTAGAGGTTTACATCTTGTTGCGACCAACCAGTACAAATTGACTGGTTAATCGCGGGAACTGTATAATTGGCCATATTAAGTTATCAATAACAACGGTTATCAGTTCGTCGATAACCTTTACGTTGTTACTGCCCTGTAACTTAATAGGAGCGTGAGTGGACTAAACTCGATAAGTCCTATCGTCGTATAGCAAGTGCTGTGCCAAAAGAATAGTGGATATGAAAATAGAGCTTACAAGATATTACTCCCGTAAGCTCTATCCTATTTAACTTAGTTAATCTCTAGCTATAGTATCTATTCGACGGTAGTTTCGCCTTGAACATATCAATAGTAACCTCATCTCCATTACTCTTCCCGCTACTCCCACCACCCCCTACAGTATTGTTACCTGTAGGTCCGGCTTTGCGCACATCTTTCTGTATACTCTCATTCGTTTCCTTCTTCTTTTGCTGTGCCTGATTGAACTGTCGCTCAAGGATCAAAGCGGCCCCTGCTTTTACTAGTAAATTGAAGGCCGGGTTTGCAGGAGTGATACCCAACTCGATTACACTCTGCCTTATAGCCGCAGCGGTTTTACCTTGTGGAGTCTTCTCATTATCCCAAGTCTCAGCAGGGAATAGTTCACTAGTAGCTTGATTGATCTTAGCTACTCGTTGCTGGACAGTAGTACTAAAGTTCTGTTGAATGTTCTCTACTTCACCAGCAAGTTTCTGATATTGGTTATTGGCAAAGTCTTTGGCTTGCATTACATAAGCCATACCTTCTTCAGTATATTTCTGCGGAGCACCAACTACTAATTGGCCATTGTTGTCGATGTTACATGGTTGCCAATCTTTACCATTTAATACATTGACATACTGGCGATTCCAATGTTGCTGCACTTGATTTGCTAATGTAGCATTACGAAATGATTCTTGATATTGTGGCAACAATACGTATGCATGTTGGTTCTCGTAATAGCTATCGGGGATTTTAGTTAGTCCCTTTTGTGCAAGTGCGAGAGCTTCATCACGTTCTGCAATTTCAGATTTATACTTGAGGTTATCCCTCAATCGTGCTGTTACCCATTCACGAGCACCCTTATCCATTTTCTTACCAAATACGTTCAGTTCAGGATAAGCTTCAAGGAGCGGATCAGCCTGTTGGTTTACTCGCTGTTGTTGCTGTTGAGTTGACTGCTCGACTGATTTATCTGTTGGAACAATAGTTTCGGTTTCAGTTGCGACTTGTTTAGGAGTTCCATCCTCATTGGTTTCGGCATTCGGCTGAACCTTATCTTCATCCTTCTCTTTTCCCTCTTCTCCTGTTTCAGTTGATTGCTCATTATTATTAGGGGTTGACTTTGCTTTTGCTTCTCGGGCTTCTTTCTCGAATAGAGGTTCAGGAGATACGAGTGGCCTATTGCCGGGCCTGAACATATCTATATCGACATTACTATCGTTCCAGTTCGGCTCTGGCATTGTCGATTGATTGTCGGTATTAGGCTGTACCGTAGAGATATTTTGTGGGGCCGGTTGTGCGGCAGCAATGGCTTGAGTGATTGGGCCACCACCTCCGCCACCACCAGTATCTGCTGCGGCAGCAGGGTCAAAAAGGAGAATGTTTCGTTTCATATATTAAATTATTAATAGATTATCCATGAACAAACTCATGTGTCTTTTCACATGCCATCCCTTCCATTAGTTCTATATCCACCGATGTAACTATAGCTTTTACATGAGGATGGCAATTCTCATTTAACCATTTAATCAAAGGTTTAGACGCTTCTAACATTTCAGCTGCTTTTTCTATTGTGATGCTCATATTATATTTATTTGGTTGTTCAGTTTCTATTATTCGTATTTTTCGGTGCGAATAAAATTGATTACGTTCCTTAACGCTCTACTTTCTACTCCCATAGCTCTCAAGAGTTTCTCATCTCCAGACTCAGCTAGATTCTCAAATCTAACTTGGACCTCCTGTTGCTTCAGCCTCAGACTGTCTATTACCTTCTGGGTTTCCTTGTTGAGTAGCCATTCCGCCCGGAGCGGGTTGAGGGTTACCATTTCCCCCTGTGGTGTTAGTGCTTCCATTTGTTTGTCCTGTGCTTAATGTTTGTTGTGTTTGTTGCAACAGTAGTTGCAAATTCTGAATTTCTTGTGGGCCTAGAGTTTTAATCTCATCAGGATTAGCCATAATGGCACTCAATACTTTCATGTATTCCTGTAGCAATACGGCTTTCTGATCTCCCATCATCAATTTGGCTGCCCAACTTTCACCCTTCTCAGCAAACTGTAGTTTAAGTAGCTCTCCTAGAAACTCTGGTGCAATAGGTGTATTAGATATGATATCCCAATACTCTTTCATATTGGCTATCATTTCTTGTCGTTGGATTACATCAGTGTCACCGGCCGGTCGAATATCATATCGTGTGCTAACTACTTTCTTGTCATTCTCAAACAACTCGATTACGTCAGTTGGGTCGGCCGGATTAGGCACCACTCGTAACTCACCAAGTAGTTCGATCTTATCTTGTAGGGCTTGAGATTGAACTATTCTCCAAGCGGCGGTGAAAACATCCCTAACGCAAGCACTGAATAGAGTGATATTCACACTACTCAATAGTGCAGTATCTTGCTGTGCACTCTCGATTTCTTTTGCAGTAGTACGTGCTCCAGAGGATTTGTTCTGAACCGCGTAGGTCATTTGACCTATTGATTGGGCATTCTTTGTATCGAAGAATTGCAAGCCCTGAAGCATACTTGGATCAGGATAAGGCAACCTATTCCACTCCATCTCTACAGGAAATATAGCTCCATCCTTAATTTCTATAGATTGAATCTCACTCGCATTACGACCATCTTGTGTCTTCTTGCTACCTATAAGCCAAGTCGCGCGGTTGTGTCCGTTGAGATAGCTACTGACACCAGTGGTCATTGCTTCCTGTTTGAACTTATCTTTGAAGGCCCGGCCTTTACGTGCAGAAATCTCTTTGGATTCGGTTTCTTCAAATGGTAAGAGACGAACTGGATACAATGTCTCATCGACTGGTTGCCACTCTTTGGTTGGGATAGGTGGCTGGTCAATCATATCTACGCCAATCACGTTACCCATAATGTCGAGCCGCGGTTGTGGCACAGGGTCTTGACTAACCATCACCGTAACTTGTTCGTCTACTCCATTATAGAATTTGGTCGGCGGTTTAATCCAACCATCACAAGCGAGCAAGGAATACCAATACACATATACCACTCCATTATATTTGCAGTAACCTTTCTTGATATCATAGACACGATCTTTGATGATACCGCTATTAGGTGTGTTTTGCTGCTGGTGATTCTTAAGTTTATCGCATTGGTCTTTATCAAATCCAAACTTCTCAACGGCTGCATCTATTTGAGCACGAGTCCATTTATATACACGAGCGATGCGGCCATTGTTTTGGATATCTTCAGCATCCAATGAGAATTCTAGTCGATCGTGTCCGACATGTTCCACACCGCAATGGAGAGGTTTGTCGGCATCATACAAGACTTCATACCAATCCCAACCATGAAGTTGAGCACCATCAATAGTCTTATGGTGATGTATGATCCAGTTGTTATACTGCATCCCGCGGGTGAAAGCACCCTCAAGCTCATCGTGTTTAGTTGAGGGATTTCTTATGTCACTGAATATGGCCAACCGGCGGGAGTTCTGAAGGTAAGCGATGAAGGCCGGTTTCTCCCTTGCAATATTCTCGTCGATTACCCTCATTGGGATAAGTATATCGGATTGCTTAATACGACCGGCTTTGCGTTCCTCTTCTAGGTTAATGTCAATCTTACGACGCTCACGATTGGCGATTGCCCTTACTACTTCATCTTTGAATCCACGTTCGAGTTCTTGCAGATATGGCTTAGCTTGATTAAAGTCAAATATCTCTTCTTCGGCTTTCTTTTGCTCGGCTTCTAGCTGGACCTGTTCCGGGGTCTTCTCGATAGGGATATCCAGTGGGGCCGGTTGATCGAATTCGGTTTCGGGATTGGTTGGTTCTGTAAGGGTGGAGAGGGGCATAATATACTAAAGTTAGACTAAACCTTTCGCCATCAATAATGCTTCGAGACTATTACCTTTAATGGGTTCGGATTTAGCACCAATACCCATTATAGCGTCTCGATAGTTATTGAATTTCATTTGTTGAAGTTGTTCAAAAGTGTAACCGGCCTCACGTTTATCCGTATCGGCTAAGGCTTTCTCTATCTCCTCGAAGTGAGTACTACTCAGTGCTAATGCTAATGCGTCTGCCCTATCTGGTGATTTATGACCTTCTGCTTTCTCTTCGGACTTGCTCATTAGAGCAATACGTCCAGAAGTCTCATTCTTCTTGAAGTGACGATAAGCTAATTGGTTATACAAGAGCATCTCAGGATCGCTATCGACTTTACCTTCGATTACTAGAGGTAAGTACAATAGGCATTCTTCAATGATACGTCTTATATTATACCACATCTCAGTACCACGATTAGCATATTGTTTGAATACAAATGCTCGTGATTGATTCAATACACGATTTATCGTATGGCCGCGCTTAACTAAATGGTCAAGAATACCATGCCCAACACCACCATCATCAGCGTAGATTTCACATTGATCTTTACCGTACTTGGCATAGATACGATTAAGGCCGCGGTCGAGAGATTCTTCGGTAAGTGTGGTATCTTTCTCGCGGAAGTATAAGCAATACTCGACAAGTATAATATTTCCATGAATTACTGTCATTGCGTTCTCGTCTCTACCGGCGGCTGTATCTAACCCTATTTTGACCTTACCGAAAGTCTTGGGTTTAGTCACTAACTTACGACTATGCTCGATGCATCGGTTTAGGTGATCTTGGTCAATGACTACGCTACCACCAATAGAAGTGAATAGTGCGAGGATTTGTGACCTATACACTGAGCTATGTTCACCAAATTGCTTACGAACTTCATCGATATGATCGCGACTAATGTGAGGACAGTCGAAAGCGGTAACTCGTCGGGCGTGTTTCCATGTAGTGAATGAGTGGTAGAAATCACCTATTGGTTCATTGGGAGTGCTTACATTCAACCAGTAGTTATAACCAGTACACCGTGATAGCGCGCGGAAGATTTCGGGTTTAACGGTCTTGGCTTCGTTGACTATGATAGCCATCTCTGCATTAGGATAATCTGGGAACGGGTGATAACCTTCTGCCTTACCTTCTTCATCCGTGGCGAACATCCTTATTTCGGAACCTGACTTTAGACACTTGATGAAACGCTTCGTTATTTTGAAGATTGGTTCTCCAAAGTAAGTATTCACTGTACGAGCTAAAGATGCAATATAATTCTCGGTCTGGGCAGTCAATTGAACTCCAGACGATGAGGTTATAATAGTCAAACTCCTGATTCTTGTCAAGGCAAACCATATAACAAAGGGTGCTACCACATAGGAGTCTTTACCGCTACCATTGGCCGCACATAGTGCAAACCTGTATGGATGTTCCGATGTAGGTTTAGCTTTAGCTAGTTCTTCGGTTACTTCTATTTGCCAAGTATGATATGGCATTATACCCTGCTGTAAATGCGGGGTAAAGAAATACATTAGTTCAAAAGGAGATTCAAATGGTAAAGTCTCCCAAGTACCAGACTTATTAGACTCTAATGGACCGGATAAGTCTAGCTTGTCACCATCATATCGGCCTTCGTTCAATGACTCAACCGGGCCTTCTAAATATCCATTTGGAGGGGCGGGCGGGTTTGGGTAACTGAGGGGCGCGGTTACATCTTTAGTAGGAGCATTAGCAAGGGTCGAAACTCTATTGACTGGAATCGCTGAATCAATAGAGTTATCTTGCTGCTCAACTACTTGTGGCCCTAGACAATCCCTTGTAGACGACAACGCACTATCGCTAGGGATATCTTGAGGGGCCGGTGATGTAACCGCGCCTAAAGTCTTACTCTCTTGAGTATCTTCTATCTTACCGTCAGTAATGATGGTTACTTTGGCCATTGCTTATTGATTCAATTTCTTATACTTCGCTGCGCTCAGCGGTTATTTCTTCGCAATCTTCACTGGATTATATCCATGATCTTTAGCTTGTTGTAACCTAACTTGTAATTCTTCTTTAGTAGTGATTGTGTGTGTTTCATATATGTGATGATACTTTTTACCATCTTTTTCAAATATCACATAATATGAAATTATTTTATTCATGCCGCCACCACTTCCGCGTCCAGTGTGCGTGCTCCTACCGCTTTCATCTTAGCATCACGCATTGCCTGACGGGCTTTGGCCATTGTCTCGCTGATCATTACTATATTGAACTTGTTCTCTTTCAATGCTTTTAGATCGTTGCGACCTTTGACTTCATTGATAACAAACTCTGCACACTTAAACCTCACACTATCAATATCCGAGGTTACCATCAGTTGTTTAATAGTACCTTTGGCAAGCTCCATATCGCCACGACCAAATACCTGTTCATTAGCCAATTCGAGTTCGCCGGTATCACCATTCTTTGATAATGCTAATTGTTGGAACTTCTTTGATCCTTGCAAGAGAATAGCCTTTACCGCTTCCACTTCCCATCCAAGGTCAGTAGCGATATCTTCAGGCATTAAACCTTCTTGTTCAAATGCAGTAATTACTTGTTGATTTGCGAGATCCATAATGACCTCCTTCTCTTTATGGTTAAATGGTCGGGCCGGGTTGCGGTTTGGTGTCTTCGGCTCCGGGCGTGAGCAATGGGCACTCGCTGACCATGTTCAGTGGGGCCGGTTGAACGCATACTTGCACCATCAGGCAACCCATTACTATATCCTTTGCACTCTCACTGAACCCACTCAATTTACCTTTTAAGTTCTCCATATCTACCACCACTCTAGCATTTCTTATGCCACACGTATCCATTACCTTACTCATACACTCTACTTGTTATCTTCTAGTATAGAGTAGTATTGAAGTTCCTTATTTTACCAAAATTGTACGACGATCCTATGTCTGTCTGCCTGCCCAAAAGGGGGACATGACCTATGTGATAGGGTAACTGGGAGTCGGGTCTATTGCAATACATAAGTGATATGCACAGGTTACTCATGTATAGTTGGCCGGGTAATTCCCAGTTGCACACTAGAGATACTGAGGGTGCGCCATAGGGATATTCTCAAAAGTGAGAAAAGGTGCTCGTTTGTGCCATTTAGTCTCAAAAGTGAGAGTGTCGGTATTCTTTACACATAAGTTTTTGGTCCCGAATTGAATACCCCTAGATCGGAAGAGCGTCGTG